ACATAAACTGCACAATGCTTCCTGCAAAATTTTCAAAATCACTTGCATCTTGCAGCTGCGGTACTTCATTTAATGGTACAATAACCTCAATATCACTGCCATCCGGCTTTTGTATTGTTTGCGTAAATACATCTGCGGTCTGTTGCAGCTGGTCTGTAAGTATTTCAGACCCCTCTTGTGCTAATTTTCTAACTCCTATCTCGCCTATTGTCGCTGCACCTTCTACCATAGATGTGCCTAGCTTTTGCAGCTGCTCAGACTTCTCTTCTTTAGTCATGGTAGGAACACCGCCGGATAGCATGCCAGGCGGCTCTATTGTCCTTATATGCCTATCTAGCGCCCTTTTACCGTCAGCTTCGAAATGCGCGTCTAATAACTCAGTTTCGTAATCCATTACTCAATTCCAAATTTTCTTCTTAAATCTTCTAATTCTGCTGCCCTACCAAATCTGATAGCATTTGGCGCAATCCTATTTTGCTCTGCTATTGCGTCTAATGCGCTCCCAATTGGTCTATTTGGGTCTACAACAAAACCATCACCGAATATTCTTTTGGTCAATTCTGTCATATTACTAAGCTGACTTATAAGCGCTTGCGTTATCATGGTTTTTGTTTCTTCTTGCATATCAGTGATGACAGTTTCCGCTAGCGTTTGCATTTGCATGTAACTCGTCATAGTGCCTGCTTTATCGCGCTCATCTATTTTTTCTTGTAATCGTGACACAGCTGTATTGTATAACGTACCTGACGCATAACCCAGCTCATCGTTATTAGCTACGCCTTCGATATACCCCATAGCATTAGCAATTTTGGTTCTAGCTACGCCGTACCCCTCTTTGCGCTCTTTATCTAGTTCGCCTAAATATTTAGCTCTATCAGCTGGACTTAAATCTGGTTTTAATCGCTCGTATACATCGATATTAAAATTATTGGTTATGATTGCCATTTCAGCTTCTTGCACAGCTTCAACGCTACTTTCTGTCTTCGCGACAGGCTGATCAATGTTCAAAACTGCCTTTGCTTCTTTTAATGTTTTCGAATCAAACCAATGTGCGCCTTTTAGCTTTTCATACCGTGCCTTTGCTTCGGTTGGGTTTACATCACCCTGATTCATGATAAAGGCAAAATCGCTTTTATATATATCTTCTTGCGCTTGTTCTATTTTTTCTGCTTCTTCATCAGCCCTGTCATTGCGTGCTTTTGCAATAGTAAACATATCTTTTATGACAGCTTGTTTTGTTTTTGGCGGCAACTCTTGAAACGCCATATTGAAAAACGCATCTGGCACCGTACCGTCTTCTATTGCTTGCGCAACATCTTGTGGATCTGGTGCAGAACTCATATATCGATCTGCTATAGTCCGCACAATGTTGTCATATGCTTCATCGATACGTGTGGCGCTACCCTTGGAGTCTATAAGATTATCACGGATACCACTAGCAATGGCACCATATCCTGGGTTGAAAATATCTTCCATTGCACTTTGTCGTTCTGCAAATGGTCTAGATAAATTAGAAATAATGTCTTGTGATCTTTCTATAACCGTATCCATATTTGTAATTTTTTGGTTTTTGACATTTTCAAAATTATCTTTTTGCAGTTGCCGTAACTGCTCATTTAACAATTTGAAACTGTTAGCCGTAAATTGGTTTTTAGCTGTTTTATTTGTAAGTAATGGTTCTGTGCCTGGAAACTTTGCACCGTTATTTACATCTACAACTAGCTGCTCCATTTTCTTTTTCGCTTTATCTTCCGCAACAATAGGATCACCAACAGAAAAAATTGCTTCGTCTGATAGTGTTTGCAGCTCTGATAATAAATAATTAGTTGCCTGGTTGATCTGCGTATCAACTTGTATTTTGTATTTTTCAACACCATAAGCCATAAGCGCATTGCCTGCATCTTGCACAGCAAGCATAGGTGCTGCCATTGCTCTAGGATTGAGTTGTGCAGTAAGCATTCGTCCAGTGCCTTTACTGGTACGCCCTGTTTCTTGTTTATAACTTGGCACTCTCATTAAACAAACATTCCTGCATCATAGGCTGATATGCTGCCTTTGAATAACGATGTAGCTGTGCTTGCTCTGATTGCAGAAGCCTGGGCATTTGCTTCGAGCTGTGCAATGTTGCCTTGCAACTGCTGGTTGATGCCCTCTTGTCGGAGGTCACGCGCTTCTGCAACACCGTTATATTGTATAGCTGCAATCTGTGCATCTGCTTGCATTGCATTATCTAGCAGTACATCCAACGCTGTGCCACTGGATGCAACAACACCATTGAAACGCAATGCTGCTGCGCTTGCTGCCTGCAAATCATAAAAGTTTTCACGAAACCGCACCACCTCTTGACCAGCACGGAACACAGCTTGTTCTGCTTGTCTGTCTAGCAGTTGTTTGTTGCGGTCTGCTATTTGTTTGTTATATCGCCCAGCTGCGCTTGCTGCGTTAGCTGCTGCGTTGCCAGCTAGCAGTGATACACCGGCTCCTGCAAAAAATTGCCACATAGTTACACATCATTTACTGTTAAGGTTTGGAATATCGCCAATAAACTCATTGGCAGGGGTTGGTCTTGTTTAATTAGTATTTGCGCATCAATATCATAACCACCTTGGAACTCGATTGTTTTTTGCCCTGTGAATAATGGGATAGGTGTGGATAAAGTCGAGCCTATATCAATAAAACTTACTTCTTGTAGATCGCTATCTGTTGTGCCTACTTTCAAACCAACAGAACGGTCCAGAAGCACAGTGATTTCAGATATGCGTTTTAGTTTACCTTGTGCTGATCCTAGCCGACTACCCTCATCTACACGCAGAGTTTTTATACTGCTTGTAAATGGCAGTCCTACATGTACTTTAGACGCACTTACATCTAGCGAGACAGCACCGCTGGATACCGTTTTTTGCGCATGGGTAGAACCGTCAGCCAAGATAGAAACCGTTTGACCCTCAAGGTGAGCAAGACCGGATATTGTGTTGGCAGCGCTGCCAGAGTATGTAAGACCACTATCGACAAAAAAACTATCCTTAACGTCATTACCGAAATCAAAGTTTCTTAAATATTCTACATAACGTTTTGTAGCGCCATTTATCGTGCGTTTTACAATAAAGTACACTTCGTCTTCTTGCGTGCCTGGTATCGTTGCAACTGACTCTACTGCTACAGCTGTACCGCCTAAACTATGACGATGCCAGGCAACTACTTGCTCTTCTCTGCGATACGTCATGCATGCTAGTGTGCCATTATTCAGAACACACCAGGCAACAGAATCTGGCTCTTGCTGATACGCCATTTCTTTTATGCCAGTTTCTGTAACATGCTCTGCTAGTATCGTCATATCAGGTGCTACGTAACTATCCGCATCGCTGCTAAATACTAGCTCACGTAACTTACGTTCAGCACGCTGTAGAAACAGCACAGCTTGTCCAATTTGTAATGGTTGCACATCAGCTGCGCCATACACTGTTTGACGTTTGATTTGCGTATTTGTTGGATTCAATGGTTCATCGAAACCAGATGCACGCACAACAAACTCGCCGCCACTAGTACCTATCAAAAGCTGCCGGCTACTCGCCAAGTATCGTATGACATTTACTTCGTTAGAGCCAATCGTGTAGACCAATCCATCGTCTGCATCCGTACCACGCTCAAAGTTTTCAAAATCACCCGATTGGCTAAAAAATACTGTTTGTGGTTGCGTAAGAGTGCCGCCAAACACAAGCCGCTGCTCATAAAATGCAACGGTTCGTGGGAAGCCAGTTGTTTGAGAAAACGCACCTAGCTGCCAATTATTATCAGCGTTTAACTCTCCTTGAATTGTATGTCCAGCTGCGGCTGCTTCTGTAACCAAGTCTTCCGCTGGTGCAAGTGTTATAACATTATCTGTCACATCAACAATTAGCAGTCCGGTAAAGTTATTACTTGTCGAACCTGTTACTTTTATTAGTTGTCCAACCTTGAACCCTTCGACAACAAAATTACCGGCAGTATCTTGTATGCGGTCATTATGCTCTAAGCCAGTGCTATCGGGGTCACCTTCATGAAAACTGATTGTGTCTGATTGATAAAATGGCGCTAACTCTACCTCGCCGTTTGCTAGCTCTTGTACTACAGCACTTACGCTTGTCGGACTATTATTATATGAGACACTATCTACAGTAGCGGTAGCGCCACTACCATTGCTGACTGTCTCGCCTATTGTGAATATACCGCTTACTGTTTTCAAAAACAGTTTACTGGTAGTAGGAAAGTCAAATGTAAGTGACCAGTTACTTGTGCTTTGCCCAGTAAGCACATATGTGCCACCAGCTGATATTGTCTGGCTAGAGCCATTAATAGTTACTGTAATGCTAGACCCAGTTGTATTTGTGAATGTTAGATTGCTTGTTGCTGCATTAAACCGGAAAAATGTAAGTGTCGTGCCTGAATTACCGTCATTATAAACATAACCAGCACCACCAACAATCCAGTTAGCAGAATATTTGCCATAGCTGCTATTGAAACTACCGGTAAATTGCGAACCACTTGAACTCGTAAATGTTACACCTGGTGACGATGCAGTTGTACTTACATGCGTTGTGCCAGCTGGAAACGTGTTTGTCTGGTTGTTGCTGCGTGAACCTAAATTTGTATAACTGCTTGCAGTAGTTGTAATAGCAACACTTATACCAGTTGTCCCAATATTAGAATTATTAGTATTGCCAGTAAAAGTTTGCGTGTTTGTTTGTACATCTACAACACACACAGCTGTTTTAGAACTTGTGCCACCAGTAATTGTATTGCCTTCAGCAAATGTGCCACTCGCAGAGCTAATAACCATCTCCGTATGCACTTCAGATATTTTTGCAAAACCCTCATGCACTTTTACTAATCGACCTACATCGCTTTGTGTAAATATATCGCCGGTAGCTGTGAGGGTGACTGTGCCAGTTCTAGCACTAGCTGTAATTGTTGTGTCTGTTAAATTAGTATCACCCATTGCACCGCGTTTAAGGTTTACTTCTTCAATAGTCCAAGCAGTGTGAGCTGTGCGCGTAATTTTATTTGGGGCAAATTCTGGATGCACCAAATACATAACGTCAGCGGTTTGCGCAAACTTAATACCACTTAGCTGCGCTTCAGCATATGGGTGTACTACCTCAATGGGGTTCGATGAGCCATCGACAATAATACCGCCATCTTTGTAGATACGAAAACAATACTCACTAAACTCAAGAATATAGGCTTGCTCAACATTGAACTGAAACGGTATCAGTCTGCTTGTTTTTGTACTGTCTTTTGTTTCTCTAATAAACCGCGTGCCTGGACGGCGCGTTAGACCGCCGTGTGGCTGTATCAGAAAGTTTTCTATAGTACTAGCGCCATTGTCATACCGACCCAGGTCAGTACGCCCAAAAAGGCGAGGAGATAGCTCTCCAGCAGTAAAGTTCTGTTTAGCTGCCGTAATCTTAGCCATTAGAACCTACTTGCAATAAACAAATCAGATTCGTTAAATGTGCGGAAGTCTTGGTTTACTAAATTTTGTGGTGTTCCCTCTGTAGCATCAACAAACCGTGCCTCAGACAATTTTTGCTCATACAACTGGTTCATCTGGCTAGTTAATGTATTACTGTTTGTAAGATTAAAACATACCTCTGCTGCCAGGCGTGCCACGATTGTTTCCATCAATAATGTGTCATACTGGTTTACATCTAAGACCCGACCTACATACGCAATTTTGACGCTATCTGCATTGATGAGCAGTTTGCGTCCTTCGATGCGATACACTGTGTCCATTTCTTCTAGGCGCAAAACACGCAAACAAAATGGATCGTTAGGTAAACTAAATTGCTTGGTATATCCAAAAACAGGCGTTGCGGAATCTGCTGTTAATGCAACACGGCTAATTAAACAGTTCCATGGATGCGCTCGAAATACTGCATCACGAACGAATGGATAGCGCTGATTTACAATACGCGCTGTCTTTGTATCATCTGTAAGTGCGGTAATATTGGTAGCGCCCAGCGTGTTTAAGGCACTATTAGCTAGGTCAACTGCTGCTGTCATAATTACTCCATAAAAAAAGAAGGGCAGCCGGAGCTGCCCTGCTATTTAGTCAAGAACGTACTTAACTGTTACCTCGATAGTACCAGTGCCAGCAGCACCGCCCATCGTGACAGTAAGTGGTTGTCCATCTGCATCAGCATCGATTTCTGTGCCGGACCCTAATGCTAGGGTTGCCATAATATCAACTTTTTGTGCGGATGTAGATGCAGCAGCTGCTTTGTAGGCAGCGGCTGACGCACTTACAGCTGTGCCAGCTGCGTTGTTATGCGCACCAAAACCAACAGATAATGTTGTTGATCCACCTAACGCATCATGCGCTAATGAACCCTCAAGCAATCGTGCGCCGTCTGGTAGTAGAAACATTTCAATCACATCACCAGATGCAAGTGAGCTTGCTTCATACACACCATGTGCAACACGTACTCTGCCGGACATTTCGTTTGGTTTGTTTTTAACAACAGGATTAGCACGCGAGTTAGTGCGTTGTACTGAATAAACTGTAGCCATTATTTAGTCTCCTTCTATTCTGTACATGCAATTTCAACTACTTTGACTTCTTCCATCCGGGTAGCCCCGAAAGAAGCGCAGTAGTATACTTGCGTTGCGTATGATTTATCAGGACGCTCATCAATGCGAGCTGTTACGTCCTTACCGATTGCCATCATGCAGCCATCTTCAGCCCAAGCAATAACCTGACGATTACCATCGGTATCAGTAGTCAGACGATTACTTACAATGAAATCGAAGCCAACAAATGATGATAAAGAGCCGGTAGCCAAGCTACGGACCGTATTGAAGTCTGCACTTGTTACTGTTGTGTTATTCAACAAATCAGATATCTGTTTTGGTGACACAGCAATATAACGCCGTATGGATGGATCAACGGATTGCTCATCGAGTTTTTGCTTTGCTGCAACAAGTTTCGCAATAGTCAAACCAGCTGACCCATGTGCAATTTTTTGTGCTGATGGCAATGTAACAGATGTGCTTCCTGTCTTACCAGTAAGGGAAGTTCCCAATAATGCTGATATAATAACATCATCCATCTTGCGACCCATTGCATTGGCTGCTGCCTTTGCATAGGAGCTAGTTGGATCTATTAATAATCGCAGCTTATCTTGGTCATCTATTAAACTATTATGATGATAGTCTTTCATAGTGACCATACGTCTTGCATGTGGCACATCCATAATGGGTGTGTCCGTATGCCGATCACCTCTCTCGCTTGCAGCGACAGAGCCTATTTGATCGAAAAATGCCTTTTCACCGTTAATTGTTTCCGAATCAACTGCATTACGCAACAGACTGCCCTGCTGCTGTGATAGCATTTGGACATTAGACGAAAACTGATTAACAAAGGCGGTTGTGATTTCAAACGACATCACGTTCTCCTTATTTAAGTTTAAGATTATTGTGTTGCGCTTGGCTATCTTGTT